TTTCTTAGTCCTCTCTTTCCATTCTTATAAGTTTTACTGTTTTGCAAGCATCCAGCGTCTGCGCCAGCTGTAAGACAAACTGTAACTCTTCCCTTGCTTCGAAGATCTGGCGCTTGGGTGGTTTTCCTTCTTCCCAAGTTACATCGAAAATAAGTCTCCATTTTTGCATTACTATCTGTCCTTTCTTAAAATTTTGACAACACCAATGATTAATAGTGCAAAAATAAAACAACCTAATAACCAGATAGGTATTGCTGACATATTTGTAGCTGATAATAACATTTTAACAACCTCCTTCCTTAATTTCAATGATCTTATTTAACCAGTGTATTGATGTTTTTTATCTTCCTTTTCGAAACTCATCAGTCCCCGCATACAGAAACCAGATCTTTTTCCAGACTTCTCCGCTTCCTCCGGGTGTTGGTGGTTCTGGTGGAGGCGTAACACCTGATAAAAATTGATACCAGTTATTTGCATATGTTCTACGTTTATTGATATAGTTTGTATTTGGATCATAACTTGGTCTCTCATAGCAAGCCATGAATGCCGTAGTCAACCAGTTGACCCCCTTATTCTTTGCGTTAGTCTTAAACTGCCCCGGAGTAAGTCCAACCATATCGTCTGATGCACCGGAGCGCTTATAGTTATTGATAAATGCCTGCGTTGAATACCATTGACCTCCTAGCTTAAATAATTCGCCATCGAGACAATGACATTGCACGGTACCGTCTGTATATGGCGATAATCCCAGTTTGCTACATGCATCTGTCAAGTCAGACTTAGGCGTCCATTGCAGAAGTCCATACCCCCCGCCTCCTCGTTCTGCAAAAATAGGGGATAACGTGCTTTCCTGCTGCATGTTCCCCAGGATCGCACAGATAGTGCTAAAATTGTAGCCAAGAGAATTAAAAATTCCATAGATGATCTGTGCATTATTTTCCATTTCTGATTGCGTCAAATACGTGTTTTTTGACACCCATTGCATATGTTTATCACACCTTTCCTATTAATCGCTGTATTGGCTGATTTCGAACTCACACGGCATTCCTGTCTCCTTATCATATGGGATCGTGTGATCCAGTTCATATTCAGCCTCATGCAGGATAATTCCAGAACTATACTCTATGTCAGACCCCATGAGGTGCAAGATTTTGATCCCCTCATTATTAATGTATTCGGGGCGCATTTTCCATTTTGCAAAGCCCTCGTTTCTAAATATTTTACCTTTTTTAAATTCCCGGAGTGTCCCATGTAGACACTGTAATCCCTCTTTTTTCGGAACACCTGCCACTGTCAGATGTAATTCTCCGTCAATATCCCGGTAGGCATAACGTTTCGAACCCATGGCTTTAAATTCAATAAATTCTCCGTCGTCATCGGCAATACCCAAGATATATGTATTTCCTTTATAATCTACTCTCCCCAGACCTCTTTCTTCTGATTTCTTCCTGATCTTCTCATTGTATTCTCTGAGCTTCTGCTCATTCCATTTATAACCTTTTACAGAGTCTGTGTCGGAATATACCCAGATCTCACAACACCTGCCCAATTCAAACAGATTACGCTGCGCATAAGCAGTAACCCATACGCCCCACTGATAAGGCAGAAAACTTTTCCATGACTTGTAAAACTTCTCAATCCATTCCTCGTCTGTTTTGCTTGTATTCTTCGTCCATTCCCCGGTTGTATAATCTTCTTCCAGTACTTCCCGGATGATTTTCTGTACACACATTCCATAGATACCATTTAATTCATTTTTCGAAATCATATACAGTACAGAATCTGTATTTTTTAGTGTACACTTATGTGTGTACAGTTCCATGATAAGGTCTGTGATCCATGTCGGAAGATATTCTTTTCTTGCGTACATGACTTTTGCCACGTCTGCATAATCATAATCATAGCATCTTAAGATATCATCAAGATCTGGATCTGTAAACGGATAGATCACAAGGTCTGCATCAAGTATTCTGCCATTGTCACAAACTGCTTCGACTGCTGATACCGCTTTGTGATAGGACAATGGAGGCATTGGTTCGTCTTTTTTCAAATGGAGATTGACCAGTCGGATGTATCCGGAAAATGCATACTCGTCTTTCAATTCGAGAATATCATCCAAAGTAAAATCAGCATATTCAAATTTCGTCATTGGATATTTTTCGTAGCAAAGAACAGCCGGGTAGGAACTTGTAAAGTCCTTTGATTTCCCTGTCCAGCCAAATGTCGCTGATGAAATCTCTCGTCCAACGTAGTACCTGTTTGCATGTACATATCCGCCATGATAGCACTGCTCCAGCTGTCTGTATTGCTCTACCGTCAGACGTTGCTTTTGGAAATACTGATACCACTTGTGGCCGGATTTTCTCCATCTTGACGCATAGCGACGTGCTTTGTTTCGGATAAAACCGGTATTAGTCAATGGGCAGTTAGCTACACTGTATCCTCTATCACTCATGTACTTCCTAAGTGCAATGCACTGCGCAATCGTATCAGTGGCAGCATACACGCACTCTTTATAAGTCCTGGGGCTATCCGGAGTTCTAACTTTTGAATAATCCCAATAGCCTACTGCCTTTTCTACACCGGTATCAACATCTTCACAGAGTTTTTCCAGAGAGCGATTAACCAGTATATAGCTATCCCGGAACTCAATGCCATTGTTCCATTGCATAGTGATATAACGATGTGATTTTACAGCTAATACGTTTTTTGGCTCACTCCATTTCTCGAACATGTGTGCTTTCATGAATGTGTAGTCGTATGGGAAGTTATGTACGTAAAATCTGACTGTATGGGTTTCGTCTGAATGCAGATAGTATACGATCTTATCAATCGTGTTGACTAAATCCCTGACATGATGACCATATAGACATATGATATCCTCTATGCAGATCGTCCAATCTGCAATAAATGGGATTCCATCATATACAGAAGTTTCGGTGTCTACCGTGATGACACGATCGTATA